GATTTGCATCGCATCTAAAGCAGATGTAGCAGCTCCAACAGAACCAGTAACCCAAGTTTTCATTCTTCTATCGTCAGTTTGTGAAGCTCTGTAACGAACGTGTAAGAATGGTCTCTTTAAGTTTTTACCTAACTGTTGGTCGTAAACAGTAGATGTACCAGCTGGAACAATAATCCCACGGATAGCAGCAGAACCAGCAGCGCTGTTAATACCACCTCTTGTAGCTTTATCATTTAAGTATCTCATGTCAGACTTGTAGAAATCGTAAGAACCTCTTCTGAAACCAGAGAAACCTAAGTTTAATGCCATATCTTCAGAGTTGTTAAATACTCCATAAGAAGTACCACCAGCTCCGTAAGAATTCATAGAAGCTAACATATCATCCATTGCTAACGAAGTAGCTCTGTTTACAAACATCATGTTTTCTTCAATAGCACCTTGAGAATCAAATTCTGCTAAGATAGCGTCAAATTCAGCTAAATCAGTTGCAGCGTTAACACCAGTAATACCAGAAGTAACATTACCTCTAGACTCAATAGCAGCGAATAAACCTTCAGTACCAGCACCATTAAGACCTGCGTCAGCAGCACCTCTAACCTGACTGTTAGCGCCAAATCCAATGATAGATGCATCAGCAGTTTTTTCAGCTTCAAGCATAGTCATTTCCAAGTGATCGTTAAAACGAGCTCTTGTATCAGCTTCAGCTTTTAAGTACCACATGTATCCAGCTTGACCACCTTCAGAAGCCACTTCAATCCAACCAACTCTAGAAACATCAGAACCTGACACTTCGTAGTAGTCTTTCATAATGATTGGTTTGTTGTGGAACGACTTGAACGTAGGCTCGTTAGCACCTCTTGAATCAGTTTTGTAAGTACCAGTTTCATCAGCATAAGAAGCTCCTTTACCGTACTCAGAACCAATAACTAATACAGTAGCCGTACCATCAGATAAAGTTGATAAAGCAGCTGTAGCGTAAGGCTCAACTGAAACAACGTTTGAATCTGGAGTTTCAACAGCTAAAGCTTTAACAACAACACCAGCTTGTGCGATTAACACAATGTCGTTAACTCTAATACCGTGAGTTCTACTTGTTGTAGAACCTACAGCTGTATCTCCGTCAATATCAGCTGTAATCGCGATAGTACCATTTGTATCTCCGTCCGCGTCTACCGTAGCCGTGTAAGATAAATGTAATCTTGATTGTTCAGACCATACAACTTGATCAGCTTGCATTGCCTCTTCAGCTCCAACTTGTGAAAGAAATCCTGAAATAGTTCTCGGTCCGAAAACTTCAGCTTCTTGTTCCATTAGATCTGGTAAATATTGTTGCGCCCAACCTTGTCCAGCTGTAGACGCTAAATCTAGATAGTTTGTGTTTAACGTTTGCTTCGTTGAAGCTGGAACGCTATTTAAACTACCTCCTGCAGTAATTGCCATAATTTTTAATTTTTAATTTGTTATTTTTTGTTTTTAATTTTAAATTTGAAGTCATTAGAAGTCTCTCCTAACACTCTAACTTTAATCCCGCCAGTATCAACGTTGTCCGTTAAAGCTTGTCTTGGATCCATACTTATATTCTTGGAACTTGCAACACTTTGTTTTAGAGCGTCTGCTTTTCCTTGTTCATAAAAATACTTAGCTACAGTATCAGAATTCATTGCAGTGTATAAAGATTTGTGATAACCCGCTTCGTCTTTTATCTGTCTATTTTCATCAAGAAACTTTCCTATGAAATTATTGATATCACTTTGGGTTTTTTTAACTTTATCAACATCATTAACATTTAACCTATAGTTTTTGTCTCCGACGTTATATTCAAAACCTTTGAATTTGTCTCCAAAAAACGTATTAGTTTTATTTAGAAATGTTGAATTAGCTTTTTTCTCGTACTCTGCTATTTCTTTTGACTTGCTGTAGAAATTAATAGCGTCTTGTTGCTCACTCGTGAGCTTTGATCCGCTTTTAAGATCTGCATAGTATTTGGATTTGGTCTCTTCCAAGTGAGTTTTAGCGCTGGCAACTTGCTCTTTAAGCGCTAATTTTTTTCTTCTTATTTCTCTATCGTCGTCTACATCTTCGTCGAATGAGAATTGATCTTCCATTAGGAAGTTAATTTCTTCTGCGTTTAAATGAGGTTTTGTATTTTTGTAATACTCGTGAAGTAAATCTTGATTATCTAACTCAGCATAATCTTGGTTTAACTTAACATAATCATTTAAATCACCACCAGTGTCCTCCATAAAGTTAACTAACTTTTGAATATTCTCTGGTAAAGGCACGCCAGCTTCCATAGACTCTTTTATAGCTTCAGCGGCCACATTGGCCACTTCCTCAACTTCTTCTACGGTTTCGTTGGTAATTTCTTCCAACGCTGGTGCGTCTTGTTTTTCCACTTCTTGTACTTCAGCTTCGGGTTTAACCTCTTCAGCTGGTTTTTCCTCTGGTGGATTGCCCAAATCAACCTTAGTTATTGTTTCTTTAATAACCTCTGGTTTCATTGTCATTTTTTCTTTAACCTTAGTAACGTTACCTACTGTTTCGTTACCATCTGGTTGTTTTGCTACTTTTTCTTTTACTTTTAATGAACCAGTTTCGTTGTCTACAACTGGCTCTTCTTTTTTCTTCTTTGCCATAATATAATATAATAATAGTTAATAATTTTACATACCTAAATCAAACCCTCCTAAACCACCACTTGGGTTTTGAAAGTCTTGAGATGGTTTTTGATTTTCCTTCTGATCAATCATTGCTGATTGTTGTGTTGCTTGCATTTTTGTTCTATCGTCCTTACGGTTCTCAGCTAGCAATTGAGTTTCCGTTTTTGTTTTCGCTTCTAGTTGTTTTAACTGCATTGCATACTGAAATTCTAATCCCATTAGTTTTTCTTTAATAGATCCTTCTTGGTCTAATATTTTTTGCTTACCCATTACTTTAGCATCCTCTAATTTTAGTTGAGTTTGCATAATTACCTCTTGCTTTTGCTTTTCAGAGTCAACTTGAGCTTGAGCAGCTTTTGCTTGAGCGTCTCCTTGTGCTCGGGTTTGTTCTAAAGTGTTTTTTTGGTCCATCTCTCCCTTTCTTTTTCTTCTAAGTTTTAACAACTGATTAGAAAGCTTGATATTTTTAATAGCCCTTAAATCTATAGCATCTTCAAGCTCTATGCTTTTTTGTGACAAAGCAGTTTGGATGTTGTTTTCTAGTAGTTGTTTTTCTTCCTCGTCAGGTTCTAGCTCTAAAAATATACCAAAATCATATAAGTGTAATTCGGACATCTCTTCAAGAGTAGCTACGTTATGAGCGCCTATAGATTCTATAAAAGCGTTTTTTGTTGGAGAATATTCTATAATATCTGAGATTCTAAGTGATAGTTGTTCGGCAACATCTGCTGTTAGGAATAATCCCGAGCTTAATATGTGCCTAGTCGCAGTGTTTGAGTTTGCTGCTGCCATTTTTTGTATACCAACCAAAGATCTTTCAGCTGGCATTGATCCATCAGAAGCCTCGTTAAGACCAGTTACATCTCTTATCATTTGCAGGTAATAGTTGTACGTCTGTATTAGCCCCTGCATTTTACCAGCGGCCCCTTGTCCGTTGTTTAACTCCTGTATGGGTATTTTACCTGGATTACCATCTCCATCTTGAGTAAACGATCTACCAACAATACTACCTGTTTGGAAGAACATGTTTAAAGCTTCTTGTGGATTATAGTTTGTTCCATTACCTAAATCAACCTCAGCTAAACCATCTACGTCTAAATATACACCATCAGGAACCATCCTTGACATTACTTGTTGTATTTTTAAATGAGTCAATTGAATCATGTCAGCAAAACCAGTTACACGGTTTACTAAAGAATCAATTCTACCTTCATACATTCTGGGAGCAGCTATACTGTAGTTCATCTTAACTTTAGTATAATCACTCTTAGATCTCATCATATTTTGAGCTTTCTCCCATTTGATCAACTTGTTAGCGCCAAGGATATAAGCTCCTTCGTACAAGCATTCTAGTGATCTAGCAACTTTCTCGTATCTATCATCTTCTGGTGGATCAAACGAATCATCTTTCTTTATAATCTTATCATAACCCGTGTTTGTTTTCTTCATTTTATAAACCTCGTTCATATAGGTTTTATAGTTGAAATACAAAACGTCTACCATATTATTGTCTGAGTTCGTGCTTTTAGCGCTGGAGTTTTTGTAAGAACCAAAACCACTGTTACTTGTTATCTCTTCTAAATCTTCGTGCTTTAAATAAGGAAATTGTTTTACTAACTCGTTTATTGGAATGGACTTAACTTCACCACAGTAATATATATCGTCAAATGTAGGTGAATCAGTGTAAGAGTAAACTAAGTTTGCTGGATCAACATAATCTATAACAACACCCTCAGATGTGTTAAAAGAAGTTTTTACAGCACCTATACCTAGCACCGTTAAATCTCTATAAAACCTTTGTTTTATTAAGTCATACTGATTGCCTCTCATTAACATGTTGATAGCTTGTTCTTCCGCTATCTCAATTGATTGCTTGTAATCTAACTGCATGTGTAGCGCTAGTTCGTCTTCTGAATCTGGAAGAGTTTTAACCTCACTTTGTCTTACTGATATTCCAAACTTCTTTTCTGCAAAAGCCTCAAACTCCTGCATCTTCATGTCTTTCTGAATATTTTTCATATACTCAGTTCTCTTAACAACTCCAAAAGGATCTTGTGAATAAGCCTTTACATCATACAATCTTTCAGCAATACCGTTTACAACTATATCAACAAATTTAGATATAATTGGAACAGGTGTCCAGTCTAAATTTAAATAGGACAAATCACCGTTTATAGATAACTCATCCTTATATTTTTGTATAGATTGCTCGCCTCTAGCGTACAATCTTAATTGATGAAACTTATTAATATTATAGTTATGTCTACCGTTACCACTGTGTGATTCTGTAAACCACTCGTGCTGAATTGCTTTCGCAACCTTCTCTCCGTAATCAAAACTCATCTTCTCTAAGTCACTAACGACTTGACTCGGGAAATGTCTATTTATAATTGATTCAGCCATTTTTAATTTTTAATTATTTTACTCATATTACCACCTTGATTGTACTTGGCAAAATTAAGATTTACTTGTTGTTTTTCTATCTTAGCATTAGGAACATATAAATGTCTATTACAAGCCATAATGGCTAATCCAGAACTTATCGTAGCATCATACTTTGTTCTTTTGTTTATATCGAATCTACTCCAATCGTTTAACAGCTCGTTAAAGTACAGATCTCCGTGTGAACCATCTTGCTGTATACCAACGTGAGCTTGTATATACATCTCAATTGCGGCCGCATGTGCTTGTTTAATATCTTCCGACGAGTTGGGTATTCCACCAACTTCTTTTTCTGCGACGGATAATTTGTTCCAAACTTTGTCAGGTCTATTCATACTAAAACCTCTATATCCTCTTCTTCTCAAATAATACAGCAATCTAGGTTTATTGTTTTCCGCTAGTATTGGCATTCCATAAAACACTATAGCCATTAACATATCTTCAAAAAACATTTCAGCTGTTGGTGGTCTTGATAAGTATTCTAAAAAGAAACTATTAGCAGGGGCGTCTTCCATACTGAATTTGGTTAAACCGTGTAAAGCTCCTTTAGATCCTTTACCATCTACTGTACCTGATATATCGTAACTATCACAACCAAAAGCTCCCATGTGTTCGTTGCCAGGGTGTTTAACTCCGTTTTTTAAGTACATTTTATTTTGCAGGTTTACTGGTGGAACCCAACTAACTTTAAATCTTCCTTTTGGATCTGGATAGAATATAACTTGAGAATCTTTGATTCCATTTACCCATTGAAAATTACCTTTAGTAACACCTAGCGTTCTAGACATCTCTTCGTTGTAATCTATCTGCTCGTATATTTTTGTAAGATTAAATATACTGTTTTTACTCTCATCTCTAAACGCGTGCTCTGTTGTTCTTGGAAACTGGCGGTAAAATTCATTTAAAGCATCGTGATCATCTTTTAAACCATCTACTTCGTTTTGCCAGTTATCTATTACACCTACATCTATTAATTCACCGTCTGGTGCGAATCTGTCGATATCAGGAGTAGTAAAGACTGGAACTCCATGCTCGTCAATAAAACCTTCATAGTTCCATTCCATTGGGATAAAAAGAGAGTATAAACCAGACTTTGTCTGACCATTTCTATTTCTTCTCGTGACATCTGAGGCATTGTATAATCTTTTAAAGTTTTCTCCACCCTTATCTAAAGCGTTTGAAGTTGAGCCCATCATACATTTACCAATAATCCTACTACCTAATCGCAAACATGTTTTTGTAACTCTCCAGTTGTTTAAAATGTTATCAGGTCTTTCCCATTTACCAGACTCATCATGAACTAGTAAAGCTAGTTTTTCACCATCATAACTATTGTCTCCAGTGTTTTTCCAGTCAATAGTCGTGTCTAAACCTTCCATGTCTTCCA